TAGAAAGAAATCAAGCTATTCAAACAACAACTGTCAAACTTTTTAACCAGTATGCACAACTCCTTGCTGAAAAAGACGCTGATAAAAGTAATCTTCTTAAAGTAGACTTAGGTGGAGGGATCAATAGTCTGCCTGGATATTTGACTATTGATATTCAAGATGCAGATATAAACGTTGATTTAAATAATGGCATTCCATTACCTGATAACAGTGTTGGTGTAATTAATGCAAGTCATGTAATTGAACATTTACATGATAAAACATATACTATGCAAGAAATCCACAGAGTACTTGCACACGGGGGTTGGGCGTTTATTGAAGTTCCAAGTACTGATGGTAGAGGCGCTTTTCAAGATCCTACTCATGTTAGTTATTGGAATGAAAACAGTTTCTTATATTATACTAATGCTTATTTGGCAAATTTTATTAGAAATAAAGATATTCGTTTTCAAGAATTTAGAAGAGAAACTTGGTTTCCTAATGATTGGTTGAAGAATATGAATGTTTGTGTGACGACTTGGTGGGGTGTGGCAAACAAACCAGGTGGAAAAAGACTACCTCATAGGTTGGAAATCTAACATTTATTGATCTCCTAAATAGTTATAAACTTAGGAGATTATATGGCAGTCCCAGCAACAAGAGCAGATTTCAAGGAATATTGCCTTCGCAAACTAGGTAAGCCAGTTATTGAGATTAACGTTGATGATGATCAAGTTGAAGATCGTATTGATGAATCTCTAAAATATTACTACGACTATCATTTTGATGGATCAGAAAGAATATTTTATCAACATCAAGTAACTGCTAATACTAAATCAGACAAATACATAACATTACCTGAAAACATTATTGGTGCTGTAAGGATTTTCCAAATTGGAGATCCTTCAATGAAATCCAGTGACATGTTTAATATTAGATATCAAATTGCTCTTAATGATTTGTATCAATTAACTACTGTATCATTGATACCATACTACATGGCGATGCAGCATCTTGGTACTATAACGGAATTGTTAGTGGGACAACAACCTATCAGATATAACAGACATACAAATAAATGTTACATTGATATGGACTGGACTAAAATAAATGTTGGTGAGTATCTTTTAGTTGAAGCATATGAAGTAATTAACCCTGATACTTATACTGATGCTTGGGGTGATCGATGGCTCCAGCATTATTGCACTGCTAAAATTAAATATCAATGGGGAACAAATCTAACTAAGTTTACTGGAATGCAGCTTCCTGGTGGTGTTCAATTCAATGGTGAAAAAATACTTGACGATGCAAAAACTGAAATTGACAAACTTGAGCAAGAAATGATTTCTAGTTATTCATTACCAGTAATGGATATGATAGGTTAAAGTGGCAACTAATTTTTATTTCAACAATTTTACTTCTTCAGCAGAACAAGATTTAATTGCTGAGTTAGTTTTAGAGTCCATAAAAATTTATGGCCTTGATGTTTACTATATTCCTAAAAGGGAAGTAGATAAAGACAAGATATATGGTGAAGATTCTTTAGTAGAGTACAATACTTCCTACTTAGTTGATATGTATGTTAAAAATGTTGATGGTTTTGAAGGTGAAGGAGATTTTCTTTCCAAGTTTAATATAGAAATAAGAGATCAAATAACATTTACAGTTTCAAAAAGAAATTTTGAAACTGAAATTAGTAGACAAGAATCAGGCATTCTAAGGCCTCAAGAAGGAGATTTAATATTCTTTCCTCTCAACAATAAAGTATTTCAAATCAAGTTTGTTGAACATGAAGCTGTTTTTTATCAAATAGGTTCTTTACAAATGTATGATTTGAAGTGTGAACTATTTGAATACAGTAATGAAGTAATGAATACAGGTTTTGACCTGATTGATAACCTACAAAATAACTTCTCCACTTCATTTAATAACTTTGCTCTCTTAACAGAAAATGGATTAGAAATTACTGATGAAGAAAGATATACAATAACAAGAGAAGAGTTTGATTTAGATACCCAAGATACATTGGCAGATAATGATGATATTGAAATTGAAGCTGATGGAATATTAGATTTTACAGAAGCTGATCCGTTCAGTGAAGGAGGTAGATTCTAATGTTCGGTCACGTTTTTTACCATGATACTATTAGAAAGTATGTAATTTTGTTTGGTACTTTATTTAACGAAGTTTATATCAATAGGCCAAATACAGAAAGAAAAATAATACAAACTATTAAAGTTCCTATTTCTTATGGTCCTAAAGATAAGATGTTAGCTAGGATTGATGGTGATCCTAATTTAAGTAGACCAGCTATAGTACTTCCAAGAATGGGATTCGAGCTCACTGATATAAGTTACGCTTCAGAAAGAAAACTTAATACATTACAAAAACATGTAGCAGTTAATTCTTCTGATGCAAATACTTTGAAATACCAATACATGCAGGTTCCTTATAATTTTAATTTTACATTATCAGTAGCTGTAAAAAATGCTGATGATGGTACAAGAATTTTAGAACAAATACTTCCATTTTTTACGCCAAGTTGGAATACTACTGTTGAACTTATTCCTGAGCTTGGTCTTAAGTTAGATATACCAGTTATTTTAAACGATGTTACTTCACAAGATACATATGAAGGTGACTTCTTAACTAGAAGAGCTCTCATTTGGACTTTGAACTTTACTTTAAAAGGTTATGTTTTTGGACCAATCAGATCTAGTGAAGTGATAAAATTAGCTAATACAAACTTTTATGATACAACAGTATATGATAATATTGATACAGCAGTTGGTGACGCAGATGTAGTTTCCTCAGTAGATGTTAAACCTGGGTTGCTTGCAAATGGTTCACCAACATCTAATTCTTCTTTAACTATTAGTGTGGACCAAATAGATGCAAACGATAACTATGGATACATCGTCACAAAAGCCTGACGTTATAGCTAACACTTTAGATCTTGTTCCTTTAAACGATACTAAAGAAAAAAAAGATCATATTACTGATGATTATGAATATGCTAGAGGAAGCATGATTAATGTCATTGAAAAAGGACAAGAGGCTCTAAATGATATGCTAGATGTAGCACAAAGGTCTCAACATCCCAGAGGATATGAAGTAGTTGCTACTTTAATTAGTACATTGGCTAATGCTAATAAGGACCTTCTTGATCTTACTAAAAAGAAAAAAGAATTAGAACAAAATGCAGATGGTGGACCATCGACTGTAAATAATAATCTTTACATTGGTTCTACTGCTGATTTATTAAAGTTGCTAAAGAAGCCTAATGAATAATGGTTATCTTGGAAATACTAAGTTAAAAAAGCCTAATGTTAGGCATCAATATACACCAGAGCAGATAGAAGAGTATATAAAGTGTGCCAAGGATGAGGTATACTTTGTAAAAACATATGTGAAAATTGTTCATGTTGATAGAGGTATAGTCAATTTTGATTTGTGGCCATTTCAAGAAACTTTTATATCAACAGCAATAAGAGAACGTTTTGTTGTAGCTAAAATGCCTCGTCAGGTTGGTAAGACTACAACAATTGCCGCAATGATTCTGCATATGGCTTTATTTACTGAAAATTATAATGTTGCTATTCTTGCTAATAAAGAAAAGCAGTCAAAAGAAATACTTTCTAGAATTAAGTTAGCATATGAAAACTTACCTAAATGGATGCAACAAGGTATTGTAGAATGGAATAAAGGAAACATAGAACTAGAGAATGGATCTAAAGTATTAGCAAGCTCAACGACATCAAGTGCTATTCGTGGTGGTTCGTTCAACTTAGTTTACTTGGATGAGTTTGCTTTCGTTCCTGATAATATCCAAGAAGACTTCTTTAAATCAGTATACCCAACAATTTCATCTGGCCAGACAACTAAAATCCTTGTCACATCTACTCCAAACGGTCTCAATCTATTCTATAAATTATGGGTTGATAGTGAGGAAGGAAGGAATAATTTTAAAAGAGTATCTGTTCATTGGAGTGATGTACCTGGAAGAGATGAAGCATGGAAAGAAGAGACTATTAAGAATACTTCACAGGAACAATTTGATCAAGAGTTTGAATGTGAGTTCTTAGGATCTACAAACACATTAATATCGCCACAGACAATTAGAAGGTTGGTGTTTAAAACTCCCACAAAAGCTTCTGATGAAGGCCTTAGAATATATTCAGATCCTGTGCCTAATGGATTATATACAATGGTTGTTGATACGTCAAGAGGTAAGGGTTTGGACTACTCAGCATTTATTGTAGTAGATGTATCGCAAGTACCTTACAAGACTGTAGCAACATTTAGAAACAATGAGACCCCTTCTATTATCTACCCAACTATAGTTGAACAAACAGCAAAGTATTTTAATTATGCTCAAGTACTAATAGAAACAAACGATGTTGGTCAACAAGTAGCTGACATATTAAGAGACGATTTAGAATATGATAATATCATTTATACTACTTCAGACTCTAAGAATGGACAGATTATTACAGGAGGATTCAATGGTGTCAAGTCTCCTGGTGTCAAGACATCCAAGCAAGTTAAGAGAATTGGATGTCAGGTGTTTAAAACTCTTTTGGAAAATAACAAACTTATTATTAATGATTATCATACAATCCAAGAGATTTCTAGGTTTGCATTGAAGGGTAAATCGTACGAAGCTGAAGATGGTAATGACGATCTTGTAATGTGTCATGTTCTTTTCGCTTGGATGAGCACACAACCATACTTTAGAGAACTTACAAGCATTGACTTAAGGTTAAAACTATATAATGAACAACAAAAAATGCTCGAAGAGAGCACTTTGCCATTTGGTTTTATAAATGATGGTAACAAACAAATACAAGAATTTGAAGTTGTAGAGCTTGAGAATATGAGTTTTGATGAGTGGATGAGGACGTAAAACCCTTGATTTATAAATAGTTTGTATCCGTTCTTGTATAAATAAAATTCATTTTTTGGGAGATGAACATGCCTTTCCAAGTTAGTCCAGGCGTAAATGTATCAGAAATTGACCTGACTACGGTAGTTCCTGCAGTCTCTACAACAGAAGGTGCCTTTGCTGGTGTATTCCGTTGGGGTCCTGTTAGCGAGAGAGTTTTAATTGACTCTGAGCAAAGTCTAGTTGCTAGATTTGGAAGACCTACAAGTCACAATCCAGAAACATTCTTTACTGCCGCAAACTTTTTATCTTATGGTAATAAACTTTATGTAGTTAGAGTTGCTAATACTACTGGAAGCGAAGATTCAGCTGGAGCAGTTGCATTTTCAGCTATAGCTAATTCAGGTCCAGTTACTAATACTCAATTAAAATCAGCAATAGTAAAGAATGAAGATTCGTATGATTCTGCTACTTTCAATGCAAATGTTTTCTTTGTAGCAAAATATCCAGGTGACCTTGGTAATTCGTTAAAGATTTCAGTATGTGATTCTTCTAACCAATTTAGTTCAAATGCTCACCTTAATAATGGTGATGCAAATATTAACGCAGGTGTTCTTTCAGCTGAAATCGGTAACAATGTTATAAGAATATCTTTAGCTAATACATCAACTGGAACTCTAGCAGAAGCTAATACTCAAGCTAATACCTTGATAGGAACTATTACAGTAGGAGATTATATCAGAGTTGGTAATTCAACTATTGGCGAGCAATATATGAAGATTTCTTCATTTGACTCCGTTCCTACTTCAAACACTACGCATAGATACTTTGATATCACTTGTGAAACAAAGTTTCAATTATCAACTGCATTTACTGGAAACACACTTCCAAGATTTTGGGAATACTATAACGCAGTAGACGGCGCTCCAGGACAATCAAACTACGTTCTAAATTTTGGCAACACTAGTGCAAATGATGAGCTTCATGTAGTTGTTTCTGATGAAGATGGAGTTATTAGTGGTGTTCCAGGTACAATTTTAGAAGTATTTGAAAGAGTATCTAGAGCGACTGATGCTAAATCAGATGATGGTGCAAGCATCTACTACAAAAACGCTCTTAATAACTCTTCAGCATATGTTTATTGGGCAAATCAAAGAAGTGGAGCTTCTGTATCAAACGCTGCTTCTATTGCTTCTTCAACTAACAGCAAACCTCAGACAATTAACTTTAATGCTGGTACTGATGCAAATAACGAAACAAACGTTGCTTTGGGAACATTGTTAGCTGGTTATGATTTGTTTACTTCAGCAGAAGATGTTGATGTATCTCTGATTCTTACTGGAAAATCAAGAGGAGGTACTAATGGAGAACAGATTGGTAATTACCTAATTGATAATATTGCAGAAGTTCGTAGAGATTGTGTTGTATTTGTTTCTCCAGATAAGGATGACGTTGTTAACAATGCAGGAGATGAAGGTAATGATGTTGTAACCTTCAGAAATAGCATGAGAAGCTCTTCATATGCTGTTTTGGATTCAGGTTACAAATATCAATACGACAAATACAATGATGTGTATCGTTGGATTCCTCTCAATGGTGACATTGCAGGTCTTTGTGTTAGAACAGATGACCAAAGAGATCCATGGTTCTCACCAGCCGGTTATAACAGAGGCCAAGTAAAAAATATTATTAAACTTGCTTACAATCCTAAGAAAGCTGACAGAGATCTTCTTTATAAGAGTGGTGTGAATCCAGTTGTTACATTCCCAGGTCAAGGAACTGTACTTTTTGGGGATAAGACTTTATTGTCTAAACCAAGCGCGTTTGACAGAATCAACGTTCGTAGGTTGTTCATTGTTCTTGAAAAAGCAATTGCAACTGCTGCTAAATTTACATTGTTTGAATTCAATGATGATTTTACAAGAGCTCAATTTAAAAATCTTGTAGAACCTTTCTTGAGAGATGTTCAAGGTCGTCGTGGAATTTATGACTTTAAGGTTGTATGTGATAGTACTAATAATACTGGTGAGGTTATTGATAGAAATGAATTTGTTGGAGACATCTATATCAAACCAGCAAAGTCAATCAACTTTATTCAGTTGAACTTTGTTGCAGTTAGAACAGGTGTAGAGTTTTCGGAGGTTGTAGGACAATTCTGATATATTAGCATCGGATTAAATGGGTGGTTCAAAAGACCACCCATTTTTTTTATTTTTAATTTGATAACATAGAGTCGTGTACTTAATTTCAGGAAAGTCGGTGTTAGCTT